ATGACTCAACATTAAGTAAGATTAAAGAAAAGCGTTTATTATCATTAACTGGTGGAACTGAAGGTGTTTCAAGTAATCTTGATGCTAAATTTATATCACCTAGTCTTGATAGTGTTAGTGTTCAAAACATTAGAGAGTTCTTAGAAGATGCTCGAAATGTTATAACAGGTATTCCTGATAGAAGTGCTAACTCAAGTGGTGGAGATACAGGAGAAGCTGTAATTAATAGAGATGGTTGGACAGATATTGAGATTGTTGCAAAACTTAAAGAATTATTCTTTAAAAAAGCAAAGAAGAGACAAGTTGCTGTAGCAATTAAGATATTACAACAATTAGATATAGTAGACAAAGGTTTAAGTGTATTAGATATTGATATTAATATCGGTAGACATACAACTGATAATCTTGGTACTAAGACAACTGCTTTTGCAACATTAGTTGGAACAGGTGAACTTGCTACAATTGATGCTTTAGAAATGTCTGGTTTAACAACTAGAACAGCAGAAGTTGTTGAAAGAGGAAAACAAGCAAAGGAAGAAAAAAGAGAACAGGCTTTAGAATATATGAAAAAACAATCTGAAATAAATCCAAACGGACAAAATATGGATACTGATGACAATAATGTTCATGTATCAAGTTACAATTATAATTATTCTAATGACGGTGACAATAATTATACAGGTAGAAGAAGATATCGTCGAAGAAATTATAACAATAGTAATAACGGAAGTTCCTTAACAGGTTCTACGATATTATAAAAATTTCTCCAAGTAGTAGGAGATTTAAATAATTACTACTTATGACCGACAGAGAAGTCGTTTAATCACCATAAAAAGGAGGAAGAAATGAATTTACAAGAAATGTTGGGTGACGCTTATCATGAAGATATGTCACTTGATGAAATTAACACAGCTCTAAGTAGTAAAAAGTTTGCAGATTTATCCACAGGAAAATATGTAGATGCACAAAAATATAAAGCTGACTTAGATGCTAAAACTAATGAATTATCTGATGTTCGTAAACAACTAGATGCTAAACTTTCAGATAGTGAAAAAGAAGCAGCTAGTAGAGAAGCTGATAAAGCTAAAATAAGAGAATTAGAAGAGTTCATTAAAAATCAAAATGTTGCTTCAAATCGTGACCGTGTAGAGGCTTTAACAGGAGATGTTAAAACTATACTTGGTATCGAAAATAATAATGAAGAGTATGGAAAGATGTTAAGTGTTTTATCACAAAACGATACAGATAATGCTCGTTCAATGGCAACATATATTAACAAATTAGTCAAAGAAAGTTATGAAAAAGGCAAAAAAGATGCAAATAAAGATAATTTAGGAAATTTTTCAAACGGTGTTAATACTACTGAAAGTAATAAAGAACCAGAAGAAGGTAGCTTTGGAAAAATGTTAGCCGAGTCTGGTAAACCTGAAATTGACCCAAATTATTACTTTAAAAGAAAATAATATGAAAGGATGAATTTAAAAATGGTAGAAAAAGTTGCTGAATACGGAAACCGTAAGACTATATTAATTGGTCAAGAAAGTTTCTATATTGCTTTACCTTGTGTTCTATCTGGTTCTGCTAATGGTGTTATCAAAGCTGGTGAACCTTTAACAGGTGATATTACTGATAGAGATACAGGATTTACAGCAAGTACTTCAAATGCTGTAGGTGTAAACTTACATGAAGTAAAATTAAATGCAAGTGGAAAAGGAAACGGAACAATCGTTTTAGCTGGTTGCATTGACGAATTAAAATTAGATAGCACAGTAGCATCTCATCTTGAGTCTGCTAAGTCTGATTTAAAAAATATTATAGTAGTGAAAGGAAGTGCAATTTAGTTTATGAACCAATCAATTTATGATTTAGTAACTGCTGCTAACGTAGTAGAATACTGGTTACAATTAAATGTAAATGAACAACCATATTTTGGTGAAACATTATTCCCTTCAAAAAGAGTTGTTGGTATCAAATTAGATTGGATTAAAGGAGCTAAAAATCAACCAGTAGGTTTAAGATTAGCTGCTTACGATACTAAAGCTATTCGTAGAGATAGACAAGGTATCGAAGAATACCAAACTAAGATGCCATTCTTCAAAGAGTCAAAATATATTGATGAAGATATGAGACAAAAATTGAATACTTTAATGGGTAATTCAAACAATAAAGAATTAGTTAATAGAATACTTCGTGAAATATTCAATGATGAAATTGAATTAATCGAAGCTGCTGCTATTAAATTAGAAAGAATGAGAATGGAAGTTCTAACTAATGGTACTATAACATTAGCTGAAAATGGACAAGCATATGAATACGATTTCGGTGTTCCTGCTGACCAAAAATTAACTGCTACAGTATCTTGGTCTAACCCTGCTGCTGACATCATAAAAGAAATCAATGATATTAAAGATATGATGAAGGCTAAAGGTGTTACAATCACTAGAGCTATCTGTAACAATGAAGTAATTAAATATTTAGAAAAAAATACAAACATCAAAAATCAAATTTATGTATTAGCTGGTGGAAGTATTTCTTCAATAAATGGTGCTAGAGCATTATCTTATCTTGAAGATGAAACTGGTATTACATTCTTCGTATATGACAATGTTTATGTAGATGAAGATGGACAAGCTCATAAATATATTGCTGATGATACAGTTGTATTTATTCCAGATGGAACTTTAGGATACACTAACATGGGTACAACTCCTGAAGAAAGTGATTTAATGGCTTCTGGAATTGCTAGTGTTAGAGTTCTTAACAATGGTGTTGCTGTAACTAACTATAAGACAGTAGACCCTGTTAATGTTGAAGTTAAGGTATCTATGGTTGGTATGCCTTCATTTGAAAGAGCTAACGAAGTTGTTATTTTAGATACAGATGCTACTACAAGTGCTTAGTTAAATGTTAAGAATAACTGATAAATTAGAAGATAAAGAAATATTAGTTACTAGAGGAGCTTTTGAAAATCTTTACAAAGGTTTAGGTTATAAAATAGTTGGAGAGAAAAAAGAAACTACTGTAGAAAAAAAGGAAGAAAAACTTCCTGAACCAGTAGTTTCTGAACCAACTGTTAAAGAAGAACCTAAAGAAGAAAAAAATGATGACTTATTTGATGATATAATGTCTAAAAAGAGTTATCGTAGAAAGAAATAATATGATTTATAAAATAGATAATAAATATTATGTTCGTGTAGGTAAAGATTTTACAGAAGTAGAATTAGTATTTAAAGACAACGACGTTGATTTAAAACCAACCCAAAATATATTAGAAGATAATGGTAATTTAAGTTATAAAGAAATTAATTTCTTACAAGAAAAACCTAAATTACTAGAAGAACATAAATCTTTTAATAAAGAATATAAAAATTCTGAAAAAGAATTTAAAAGTAAAAATAAGAACTTTCTTAAAAGTTCATTTAGATAATTGAGGTGATTATAATGGCGAATACTACAAAAAATATTGATGAATTAGTGGATGATTTAAAAGTATTATTAGACTATTATGAAGTTCCTTATCCTAAAGATAATGATTTAATATTAGAAATAGAATTAAAATCAGCTATTAGTACAATTAATAATTGTCGCCGTTTTACACCAACTGATGATGTATTATATGATAAAAAATATGAAGATAAGATATTACCATTAGCTATTACAGGATTTATGAAAAACGGAGCTGAAGGTGAAGTTAGTCATACCGAAAACGGTATAATGCGTCAATATGGCGACGGTAATAAATATCCTGAAGAAATGTTAGCTGATATAGTACCTTTAACAAAGTGGTGGTAATATATGAAAACATTACATAGAAATAAAAGAAAATTATATTTATGTAAGGCATACGAAGATAATGGTAGAAGAAAATTTCGTGAACCTATAGAATTATATGAAAATTGGAATGTGACAAATACACATGCTGATTTTATGAATATAGGTTTAGAATTATTCAACTATGCAAGAATAAGAACTAGTGTTGAACACGCTGATTACTATCACACAGGTGACAGAGTATATTTATATACAACTCCACCTGATATACAAGATGATTACTGCACAACAGCTGATTATCAAGTCTATAAAGACCCAATAATAACGTTGAATGAGTGTACAGTATGGCTACAAAAAATAAGTGGTAGAAATGGCAACAACACAATCTACTAATGCTGATATAAAAACTGCATTAAATCAAGCAAAACATAAATTTAGTATAAACACATTAAACGATGAAATATCTGCTGGTGCTAATTTAATAAGTTTAAATATAGCAAATGTATTAGTTGATGAAATATCTGAAAACTATAGAGATGTTATATTATATAATACCTATGTTCTTAAAGACGGACAGTATCGTGGAGATACAGCTGTTTTTAAGGAAAAATATGGTAAAGGATATAGAGTAGGAGTACGAGGTTCACAAGTTATATATGATGAATTTGGTACAGGTACTCAAGGAGAGCAACACTCTCATCCCGATAAAAATAAATATAACTTAGATGATTATAATAGTGGAGCATTTATTAAAACTAATAAAGACGGTGTTAAGTATTGGACTTATTTCTCACCAGTAACAAATAAAAGAGTTTCATCTAAAGGTGTACCTGCTGGAATGTTTATGTACAATTCATTTAATAATGTAGCTAATAATATAGAAAAAAATATTGATTTAGAACCAATAATGAAACAAATAAAAAATAACATAGCGAAAGGTAAGTGATTAGATGGTTGAAGATGATGAAACATTACAATTTCAATTAAGAGATGACCTTTATAATTTACTTTCTCCAGATTATCCAAACATAGTTGTTAAAGCATCATATGATGAATTTCCAAAAGTTGGATATCCGATGGTTCTAATATATGAAATTGAAAATTCAGCTGTTACACAGTTTTATGATTTACAAGAACATATTATAAATGTATCTTATCAGATTATTGTACTTGCTGAAGATACTCCTGAAAGGAGTGCTATTGATAATGTAAGACATATAATAACTAAAATCAGAGATTATATGCGAGGTGAAAGATACCACGCATTAAAAAGATTAGGTAATACACCTATCACAACAAAACACGATGACGAAAACGTCAGAATAGGTTATATGCGATATGTAGGTCGCATCGACATAGATACACATACTATTTATAGGAGGAATTAAGATGAAATTAAATAGAAAAAGATTTGGTACAGCTATTAATTTATCAACTGCTGGTGTTTATCTTGCATATGCTGTAGAAGAAACTGCTGGAACTAGACCAACTGCTGGTTATACTCGTTTAACTGGCGCAAAATCTACACCAAGTTTGAACCCATCTCCAGAAACACTAGAAACTACAACTCTTGATGAAACTGAATATAAAACTTATATTGATGGATTAAAAGATTTAGGTGGTGCACTTGAATTTACATTCAACTTAACAGAAGAATTAATTACTCAATGGACTGCTTTAATGACAGCATATGAAACTGCAAAAGCAGCTGGAAAAGCTACTTGGTTTACAATCGTAATTCCTGGTTTAACTAACTCATTCTATTTTACAGGAAATCCATCTGCTATGGGATTACCTGAAACTAGTGTAAGTTCAGTACTAGAAATTACTAATTATATTACACCAACAAATGCTCCAGCAAGTTATGCAAAACCAACTATAACATCTGCATAATAGGAGTATAAGAAAAAGGAGAATATTATGAATACAAAAATTAATCTAACATATGAAGGTGTTTCATACACACTTGAATATGATAGGATGAGTATTAAAATGCTTGAAAAAGCAGGATTTCAATATGAAGAGTTTTTAGATAAACCCTTTACAAATGTTGAATTAGCTTTTACAGGAGCATTTGTTAAAAATCATCCTAAAACATCACAAGTAACAATTGATAAAATTTATGAGGAATGTCCAAATAAAGGTGATTTGATTGCTGCTTTAAGTAAAATGATAAACGAATGTTATGAAACATTATTAAGTGACCCTGAAGACAAACAGGGAAACGCAACTTGGGAAGTAATAGACTTATCTCCAACGAAGAAGTAGAGAAGTCAAAGGTAGAGTTTATTTCCCTATCTAAAATGTTTGAAGAATTATGTCCTATATATATGGGCTATGGGATGAGTTATGACGAATATTGGTATGACGATTGTTATAAAGCCAAATATTATCGTGAAACATATGAAATCCAAATTAAACATAACGATGAACAGTTTTGGATGCAAGGCATGTATATATATGATGCACTCTGTAGGGTGTCTCCTATATTACATGCCTTTTCTAAATCTGGAACAAAACCTCTACCATATCCTGAAAAACCTTATTCAATGTTAATTGAAGAAGCTAAGACGGAAGAGGAAAAACAAAAAGAAATAGAAAATGCTCGTTTAATAGCGAAATTACATTTTGAACAATGGGCAAGAGAGACAGCTAAACGATTTAAAAATAAAAAATAGAAAAGGAGGTTTCTCCGTGAAAAGATTTAAAGTTTTTATTAAAAGATTTGAAGATACTGTAGATGCTGGTACTATTGTTACAACTATTGAAATGAGAGCAAAAGGTATTGAAAAAACAGCAAATGAATATGGTAAAGCTACTGATACAATACTAAATAATGTTAATAAAATTACAAGAAGTACTGAAAATTTATCTAACAATCAAAACAGAGCTATCGCTCAGATGAAATCATCTATTCAATCATATACAACTCAATTAAAAGAATTAGATAAATTAATAGTAAAAACAGGTAAACAAAAATATGTAACTGGTGGATTTAAACAAGAGGTACAAACTCTACAAAACAAAGATATATTAAAAAGAAATCAAATGGGCTTTACTGGTGGACAATCAAATGATTTAACACAACTTAATAGAGAAGCTGTTTATTTAGAAAGTCAAATACAAAGTAAAGTAAAACTAATAAATAATGAACATCAAGCACGTGTTAAATTAGTTAACCAGGAATTAAATGCTGCTAAAAAACAATTAGATATCGAACAACGTGCTCAACAAATAGCTGAACAAACAGCACAAAAAAAAGATATACAAGCACAAAAAGAAGCGGCTAGAGTACAAACACAAGCAGCAAAAGAACAAGCAAAAGCTGCTAAAGTACAAGCAGAACAAGCGAACAGAGATGCTTTTCAAGCTAGTTATACTGACTTAGGTCCTGGTAATGAGACTTTAACTCAACAATATCGTGCTGAGTTTCAAGCATTACTTGAAAAATTACCAGCTGAACAACAAAGTGTAGCCATGAAAAAATTAATGGCTAATGAAAATAAAAATCTAGTTAATAGTTTTTTACAAGAAGTAGAAGAATTAAAAAGAACCAAATTAGCATCTACTGAAACCGTTACAGGTATTGATAAATTAAGAAACGCATTAGAAAGATTAAATAATAAAACCGAACAAAGTAAAACTAAATTTAAAGAATTTATTGATAAATTAAGAAGTACGTTAGTTACCTGGAGAATTATAGGTGGATTTATTAAAGGTTTAGTAAATGGTTTTACTAAATTATATCAAAGTGCAGCTGACTATGAAGAAGCATTTAACTTGTATCGTACTACAATGGGTAAAGAATATTTTGAACAAGCAAACGATTGGGTAAAAAAAATATCCGATGCTTTATATCTTGACCCAAAAGTTGTAATGGAATATTCAGGAGGTTTTTTCAACTTAGTTAGAGGTTTAGGAGCTAGTTCTGAAGCAGCATTTTCAATGTCTAGAAATTTAACTCAATTAAGTTTCGATTTAGCATCTTTCTTAAATATAGAAGATGAAGTAGCACATGATAAATTACAATCTGCTATTACAGGTCAATCAAGAGCTGTAGCATCAGCAGGTGTTGCTATGCAACAGGCTTCATTACAAGAAGCAGCATATACATTACAATTAGGAAAAACAAAAATTGCTTTAGATGATAATGCTTTAGCAAGAGTTAAAAATTCAATAGGTATTAAAAAATCAGTATCTGATATGACACAAGCTGAAAAAACGTATTTAAGATATATTCAAATTATGCGTAGTACAAAACACATGCAAGGTGATTTAGGAAAAACAATTATAACACCTGCAAATGCGGTACGTGTATTGAGACGACAATTTGAGTTATTATCACGTGCTTTAGGTGAAATATTTATACCTATAATACTAAAAGTAGTACCTTATATAATGGTTTTAGTAGAAAAATTAAGAGCATTAGCAAATCTTTTATCTAAATGGACAGGATATAAAATGGCTCCTGTTGATTATGATAAAGTAGATGGTTTAACCAATAGTTTTGCTAATCTAGGTGATGCTGCTAACACCGCAGCAGGTAAGACTAAAAAAGCCGCTGACTCTATTAATAGAAGTCTTGCTCCTTTTGATGAATTAAATGTTGTTGAGAGTGAAAATTCAGGTGCTGGTTCTGGTATTGGAGGAGTCGGAGCAGGAGGAACTGGTGGTAGTGTTCTTAGTGATTTAGAAAAATATATAGATGATTATGACTATGATATGTTAAAAAATCTAGATAAAGGATTTGAGGAACGATTAGATAATGCTAGACAAAACTTTGATAAAATACTAGATGTTGTTAAACTTATAGGTGGTTCTTTCTTAACTTGGAAGTTAGCAAAGAAATTTATGGAAGATTATATTAAAGTTAGTGATTTCTTTGATAAAGTTAAAAAATCAGGTCCTATAAAAGAAGTTATTGGTTCTAGTGCTTTTAAAAATGTAGGTACAGTTGCTTTATTAGCCGCTGATATATATCTACAATTTAAAAGTATGAATGATGAAACAGACCGTTTTGCAAAAGCATGGGAAACAGGAGACTGGGAAGAATATTTTAAAATTGATAGTCTTGATGAATTAATAGATAAAACATGGACATTAAGTGGTATTTTACAAGGTGGTTTACCTGCTGCTATAGTAATGGTTGGTAAAAAACTAGGATGGTTTGATGATATTGCTAAAAAACTTAAAGATACTTTTAAGGAATTAAAAGAGCTTGTAGTGGATAAAGTGTTAAAACCTATTGGTGACGAATTTCAAAGAATATATGATAAAAATATTAAACCAACTGTAGATGATATAAAATATATATATGAAAAAAATGTTAAACCTGTGTTGGATGATTTAAGAAAAGCATTTGACCAAATAAAAAAATTGATTGATGAAGTAATGATTAAGTCAGGTTTATTAAGTAGTGCTTTTAAAGTCGCAGGTAGTGTTATTAAAGATAGTTTTCTAAATATGTTAAAAAATCAATTTGGTGGAGTAATAACTTTTGTTAAAAGTCAAATACAAGGTATGATAGATAAATTTAGTCTTATTACAGGTACTATTAAAGGTGTTGTTAAAATTATTAAAGGAATTTTAAATGGAGACTGGAAAACAATATGGAGTGGAATTAAAACCACGGTTGTAAACGCTTTTAAAGGTATGACAAAACCTATAGCAACAGCTGTAATAGCCGTGTTAAAAATAATACAAACATTAGTAAACGGTGCTATATCTGCTATTCAAGCTATGGTAAAAGCTGTTAATAAAATATCTGTTAAAATACCTAATAAAAAAATATTTGGTGATTTAGCTGGTGAGTCAATCGGATTTGATTTAAAAGCACCTAGTAAAGTTTCTTTTGCTGATGACGCTGAAAAAAAATTACGTAGTTATAAAACAGGTTTAGATTTTGTTCCAAAAGACATGTTTGGTCCAGTATATCTAGACTATGGTGAAAGAGTATTAACAAAAGAAGAAAATAAAGAATACATGCAAGGTAATACAAGTTATCTTAGTAATTTAACTAGAAATTCAGCTTCTACAAATAATAATCAATTAGTAAATGATTTAGCAAGAGCTATTGTAGATAGTATGACACTAGCTGAAGCAAATAGACAACCTGGAATTACACAAGTTTATATTGGAAATGACAAAGTTTATGAAGGTCAAGGACAATATCAAAATAGACAAGCTGAAAGATATGGTACAAATCTTATCAAGATATAGGAGGTTAAAACATGGCATTTAATGGATATTATATGAAGATAGGGAATTGTAATTTTACAAATCCCTCTCCCATAAAAGATGGTTTTAAATTCGCACCTAAATTAGTACAAGTAGGTGACTCTAAAGTATTAGCAAGTGGTAAATTAAGTACTAAAGTTTTACCACATGATAGAAGTAAAATTTGGGTAGAATTTCCACCAATGACCCCACAACAATTTAGAACTTATTGGAACGCTTTACATAGCGACTCTGGTGGTCATGGTATGTATTTACGTGTTCAAGTATATGATGACTCAACGGATAGTTACATAACTGATACGTATTATCACACTGACTTTGAATACAGCCCTGTTAATTTGGGTGGACAAAGAATGATAAAATTGGAGAGTTTTGAATTAATAGGACATTAGTCTAAAAGGAGATGAAGAAATGCAATATAGAAATATAGATAAACAAGCATTAAAAGAAAATGGTTATAGAGTATTATCAAAAATAACTATTGTGGGTACTGATACAGTATTTACAGAAGATGACCATATTGTAAACTGGGAATATGAAGATTATCGCTATGTTCCTAATAATGGATTTATTGGACAATTTGTTGAAAGAATATTAGACGGTAATCTTCAAGACATCTCCGAAGATGTTATTTTAGAAAATACAGAAATTAATTTACAATTAGGAATAGTCAATGCGTTAGATAATGACACAACTACATGGTATGACTATGGTAATTTTTTAATAACAAAAGTTGAGAAAACAGACACAACAGGAGAATATAAATTTGAGTCTGCTGATTATACAAAAAAATTTAATAAAGTTTTTGATGGAGATTATACTGATACAACTTATACAAAATCATTTAATCAAAAGATTGCTGATGAAGAAACTGTAACAGCGTTGTGGTTAGCACAATATGTTTGTGCACAAGCTGGTGTTCAATTATATACAACTAATTTTACAAATTCAAATTTTGTTATATCAAGTAATCAATATGATAGTGAAGATACACTAAGAAAAGTAATGCAAGACATTGGTAAACTTGCTTATTCTTGGGTTCGTGTAGCAGAAGATAATAAAGTTCATATTGATTTTACACCTAAACAAATTAGTGGTATAGACCAATATGATGAATTGACAACTGATGAATATTATGTGTCAAAGAAAAGTGATTTAGCGTTTGGTCCAGTTAATAAAGTATTAATTGGTATGTCAGATGTTGAAGGCGAGAATATGTACGAGACAAGTCCTGATTATACTGAAGAAACAGAATGTGCAATCAAAATATACGATAATAATTTAACTAATACTGATGAATTAAGAGCACTTGCTTTAAATGGTTGTGATAGATTATTCGGTATAACTTATACACCTATTGAAATAAATAGTGTTGGACATCCGTGGTTAGATGGTGATGAATTAATTAAACTCACAAATGCAGATGGTGAAATTATTTATACTTATCCATTTAATCGTAAAATAACATATGCTGGTTATATTGAAGGTACTATAGGTGCTGAAGCACATACTACACAAGAAAGTGAATATGAATATAAAAGTGATATAATCAGTAGTGTTAAAAGAACAGGAATAATTGTAGATAAACAAAATCAAACTATTACTGCTTTAGCTGAAACAGTTGCAGATGATAGTAGTAAAGTATCTCAATTAAGAATAGATGTTAATGGTATCAGTGCTAGAGTATCAGACGTTGAAACAACACAAATAACAAATGTGACAAATGAATATGCTAAGAACACATCAGATACTACAGCACCTGAAACTGGATGGAGTGAAAATCAACCAACAAGAAATACTGGAGAATATATTTGGGCTAGAATTAAAACAACTTATAAAAATGGAGATATAGAATATTCAGACCCTGTTTGTACAACGGGTGATAAAGGTGAAGCAGGTGCAGCTATTAATACTATTACTCAATATTATGCTGTGTCTGATGATAACGAAACAGAACCTAGTAATTGGACAACAGATTTAAGTTCTATAACTTTAACCCCTACAAATAAATATTTATGGAACTATGAAGTTATAAGTTATACTGAAGGTAAACAATCTACTGAAACAGGTAAAAAAATTATTGGTGTTTATGGTAATACAGGTCCAGCAGGTAATGATGGAGATGATGGTAGAGGTATTGTTTCTATAGTAGAACATTATTTAGCAACAACTGCTTCAAGTGGTGTAACTATAAATACATCTGGTTGGACAACAAATATTCAAACTATGACTTCTACAAATAAATATTTATGGAATTATAAAACAACAACTTATACAAGTGGAACTATTACAGAAAACAGTACACCTTGTATTATAGGTGTTTATGGTTTACCTGGAGCGGCAGGTAGAGGAATTGCAAAAGTTACTCCATTATATTATTGTAGTAGCACAAACACTACTCCTGCTAAGCCAACAGCTCACGTTACAACATCAAGTTTAGTTGGTTATAATACATGGAATATATTGTGTCCAACATACACAACTACATATAAATATTATTACACTTGTAGTGAAATACAATATGATACCGACCCAGTAACATATGCTTGGACAGATGTAGTAGCTGACCAAAGCGTAACGTTTGTTAATAATTTACAAATTGGTGGTAGAAACTTATTATTAGAAACAAATCAAGGAACTTCTAACTGGGGATTTAATATAGGTAATCGATATAAAGCCCCTACATTAGAAGAAGTAACGTGGTTAGAACAAAGAGCATTACAAGTTACTACAAACGGTATGAATGATGAATATACATCAAACTGGTGTTTAATTTATTATGATGATAAAAACATATATAAAATATTAGAACCAAATACTGATTATATAATATCATTTGATAGTACTATAAATCATACATCATTAGGTATACAAGCGGGAAACGGAGCAGGGCAGATGATAACAGGACTGGTTGTAAGTTCAGAACAACGAACAGATAAAGACGGAAATCCTTATTATCATCTTATATTTTCGTTCAAAACACTAGCTGAATTAACACGAAGTCAACAATATATTTATATAGCAAGTAGTATGGGTTATATGCAAACAGCTGGTAATATAGAAAAATATGCTAATATTAAATTAGAAAAAGGAAATAAAGCAACTGACTGGACACCTGCTCCCGAAGACATTAACGATGATATAAATGGTATTAATACATCATTACAATCTTATGTAACAACTAAAACTTATGAAGCAGGTATTGATGATGCTAAAGATTACGTTGAAACATATGCTAAAGCAAATCTTGTAACAACGAATGATTTTGGAACATATCAACGAGAATTATCAACAAAATTAAATCAAAAAGCAGATACAACTATGATTTCTTCAACAGCAACTCAAATTGTAAATGATGCTATGTCAGGTATTAATCAAACAATATCAAATGTAGAAGAAACATTTACATTTAATACAAACGGATTAGAGATTGCTCGTAGTGGTAATACAATGTCATTATTATTACAAAATGATAGAATGTCATTTATGAGTAGTGGAACGGAAAAAGCATATATGACTTCAAATTCATTTGTTTTATCTGAACTAGAACAATTACAACTTGGTAATTATGCTTTTGTTGTAAGACAAAATGGTTCAATAGACTTTAAGAAAGTAAAGTAGGTGAATAAATGCAAAATTATGTTAATACGCAATACTGTAATGCTGGTTCAAAGAAGAAAAGATATGGTGTTAGACTAACTGTTAAACAAAATTCACAAAATATAACAAATAATACATCTAATATTACCGTAACTTTTGAATTAGGTGGAGCTGGTGCATTAGGATTATCGACTGATTACACTGGTTCATCTATGTCAGGTTATACTTGTACAGGTACTATTTATGTAAATGGTACACAAAAAGCAACTGGTTCAAGTTCATCAACTATTAATAATAGTACTAAAGTTACATTAGCTACTTGGACAGGAAATGTAACACATGGAACAGACGGTAAATTATCAATACCAATTAAAGGTGTATTCACTGGAGGTAAAAGTACACAAGCAAGTGGTGGTGAAGCATCTGGTACAGTAACATTCGATACTATACCAAGAGCTTCATCAGTTGCTTGTACAACAGCAAATATTGGTGCAAATCCAACAATTACAATAACAAGTGCTGTATCTAGTTTTACACATAAATTATATTATTCATTTGGTAGTATATCTAAAACTTTAATAACAGATAGTGGTTTAACTGGTTCAACAAACATTTCATATAGTAGTTGGACAATACCAACAACATTTTATGCACAAATACCAAGTAGTGCTAGTGGTACAGGTACAATTACTTGTGAAACATATAGTGGTAGTACTTTAATAGGAACAAAAACATGTAGTTTTACAGTAAATGTTCCTAGCACAGCAAAACCAAATATTTCAAACCCAACAATTGTAGATACAGATACAGTATCTAAAAATACTATACAAGCATATGTTGTAGGTAAATCTAAATTACAATTTACTTTTCCTGCTTTTTCAACGAGCTATAGTAGTACATTAAAAAGTTATACATTAAAAATAAACGGTACACAAGTATATAGTGGTACAGATACATCATATACAATGGGTACTCCTATTTCAGGAACATCAAATAATTATGAATTAATAATTACTGATAGTAGAAATATTTCAAATACAACAGGAGAAGTATCATTTACAGCATACTCTTACACAGCTCCAACAATTACATTATTTACAGCAGAACGTAATAGTACAACTCCTACTACAGTTAATTTAAAATATTCAGCTAGTATTACTAATATTAATAGTAATAATCGAAATACAAAATCATTTAAAATTGAATATCGACAATTAAATGCTAGTTCTTGGACAACAGTCACTACAGCAACAGATGCTTATACAAAAACAAACATATCAGTAAATGCAACTAATATAAATGACAGTAGTACCTTTGAATTTAGACTTACAGCAACAGATAGTTATGGTAGTGCTACATCAATCCAACAAATAGGAACAAGTGCTACATTAATTAACTTTAGTGCTGATGGTACAGCAATTGCGTTTGGTAAGGCTAGTGAAAGTTCAAATTCGTTTGAATGTGCATTAAATACTAATTTTACAGGAACATTAAAACAAAACGG